ACTCTTCTCCTGTAGCTCCACTAATTGCTTTAACTCTAGACATTCCAGAATCAAAATCCATACCGACTTTTGCAGCTGCAGCACCTAATCCAACTATAGGCAAAGTAACTCTAGTGCTTAGTTTATCGCCTACATTAGAAATTTCCTCTCCTGCTTTAGTTATGCCCTTGCCAATATCTATATTTTCTAAGCTTTTCTTAACGTTTTTACCCGTTTCCTGTGCTTTCTTATCAACTTTATCTAAGGATTTAGTAATAGACATACTGGCACTAGAAAAATTGCCATCCAAACCGTTAATAGCATCCTTAGCAGAATCTAAGCTTATCTTTTTATTATTCAGGCTATTTAGTTTGGTTTCTAATTTAGTAATGCTAGCCTCTGCTTTCTCCATCTGATTAGCTATTTTGTTTTGATCTTTTACATTTGTAGCATTCTCATAAGCTTTCTTTAAATTCTCTAGTTTTTCTTTCTGCTTATCTAATTGAGTGCTAGTTTTTTCTATACTTTTAGAAACATTCTCTAACTGCTTAGGAATTTTGCTAAAATCAATATTCTTGGCTGCTTTACCAACATTATTAATAGAACTTTCGGCTTGCTTCATCGCCTTATCAACGCCTTTTCCAAGTCCATCAGCAACCTTTTTACTGACAGTATCAACATCCTTTTCAAATCCACTGGTATCAAGCTTGGTATCAATAATTATCTTTCCGTCATTTGCCATACAAGTAACACCTCCTTCCAACTAAAAAAAGAGCAACCTAAGTTACTCTTGTAGTTCTGATAAATCTCCACCACGCTTCAATATTGCTGCTAAGTTTTTAGTATGCTTAACCTCTTCTTTGCTTCTTGGTATTGCATATAATTTTTTTAATTTTGTATAATGATCTTTCATATTTTTATCTGTTTTATTTAAATCCATGGCCCTTATAGACATTATTTTAGATATCTCATTATCTTCTTTTAGAGAATTAAACATAGCTTTGAATTTCCACCAATGAAGATTTGTTTCTTGTAAATCTACTCCATACTGGTCTAAAAATGCACTATAAATTTTATCTCCATCATAATCAAAATTATAAATTTCTTCTTTACTAGAATTTACTTTTTTCTTTTTACTTTCTTCTTTACCACACCTATAAAACCAAAGCATTTGCTCTATAGCTTGATTTATATTTACCGGAATGTTAGGGTAATAAATCTCTAATGCTCTAGTAAATATTTCTTGATCATCTAATGATTCATCATTAAATAATTGCTCAAACTTAATAGAAAAACGGAAGTCTGTATTTATTTTGACTTCCACTCCATCTATTAAAACATATTCGGGCAATTTATTTAGTAATATACTCATTCTATTGCCCCCTTTCTTACTATGCTTCGGCTGCTACTGTAGCAATACCAGCTTTTTTAGCTTTTAGACTTGAATCAACTTCAACTATGCAAATTTTATTACCTGTAACTGCGGTTATATCCGCGCTTCCATTCCATACTTGATATCCTGAACAATCATCATTCAATGATGGTGGTGTTATAGAACTTGCTGTCTTATACATATAGAAATTACCACTTGTTAGTGGTTCGGTTATTGTAATTTTAGTTGTTCCGGTAGCTGAACCTGCAGCTGATGTAACTGTTAATGTTCCAAGAGTTTCTAAATACTCCCCTTCATGGAATTCTTTTTCTTGAATATCGAAATATCCAAAAACAGGATCACCAACACAGTTTAAATTACCTGCTCCAGTCATTGTTTCACCACCAGCACCTTGGCTGTTTGTTACTTCTACTGCAACCTTAAATTTTCTAGCCTTAAAGTATCTTGTTGAGTTAGGTACAGCAGGTAAAAATAATTCTGTCCTAACGTAATATCTTTCAGCCTCTACTCCTACTGCATGATTTCTTCCTATAAAATATAATTCTTGGACTGCTTCAATTTCTGCTTTTTCTTCATCATCTGCATCGTTGTACATTAAATCTAGATCATAAGGGAATTTTGTTTTATACCCTTTAATTGCAGTCGATTCGTTTTTATCAGGTATATAGGTTTTACTCTCAACTTGAGCTCCAACATCTTCATTAAGTGTATTGAAGCCTGTCCCCATAAAAGCATACTTTCCAGTATCTTTAATAAGTAAATAATCAGCTATGTCATATCTTCCTATTTTTTTATTCATTTATTCATCATCCTTCTTTCATAAATTTATTTTCTCTTTTTTAGGTATTTAAGTCTTAATTCAATTTGATATCTAGCTTTATCCGTAGCTACTTGAAATGCATAGCCAGGACTTGTAACTTTTATTTCTTCGCTTCTACACTTTCCTTCAAGAACCGGAAAATTCTCAATCGAGTTTTGATCTTCAATCCAATTTGCGAAGTCCTCATAGAAATCTGAGTTAGCTAGATTTTGTATAATATCTGAACCATAAGGCTCTCTGCTACAAAATATAAATTGAAATTGTCTTTCAGAATCTCCGTTTATATAGGTATTAAGTACTGGATCACACGGAATTTCTTCTATAGAATAAACAGTAGAATCTTCACCTAGATAATTTACATTTAATCTAATTCCTCCATCACTCGATTCATTAAGAAAAGGGCATGTTAGAATGAATTTTCTTATACTATCAATTATCATTCAGCACGACCTCCTACAGAATTTGCTACAGTTTTCAATATTTGATTACCTTGTTGTGGCCACATTCTTTTATCCCACAACTTTCCTCTTAACCCTCCAGCGCTTTCTCCTTGTGTTCCTTTACCTTCGTTAGTATAGTATTGTTTAGCTGCATATGGAGCATTGTAAACAACAAAGTCATTACCTAATTCAACACTCATATCCTTTAATCTACCAGTAAGAAAGGGAACATAATTATTCATGGCCTTAGCACATTCCTTAGTAAATAGAATTTGTGCTGAACCATCTTTATTAAGTCCCCTTTTTCTTAGAATTTCCTGTGTATTTATTTCAATTTTAAATCCCATTACTCAGCTTCCACCTCCCAGTGTCTAGATAATGGTTTTGCTGCTGTAACTGTAACTACATCATCATAATTTTTATCAAGATCTGTCATCTTAGTAACCTCAAAATTAATATTACCTTTCACGATTTTATCTCCAAGACCAAAAGTAAAATAATTAATCCTATCGGTATCAGATAAATTTTTGAATTGTTTGGATGAAATATAATTATCTAATTTATCAATTATTATTAGTGTTACATCAGTTACAGTAGCTCCTTTATCTCCAACAGTTTTACCTATAACTAACTTAGTTTTAGAACTCCAGTTTACTCCTTCTATAACAGTTCTTTGATATTTATCTAAACCAGAACTTTTATCAAAGTATTTATTGTAAATTGTTATATCTGTATTTGGGAATAAAACCATAAAATCACCCCATTAGTTTCGCATAAGGAGTTGGAAGTAAAGCTTCAATTCCTGGTGTAATAGTCCATGCTTCAACTCCATTTTGAAAGCTCATGGATTGGTTACTTTCTGACATTGAAGAAACACCAGCGATTTTGACTGATTTTATCTTACTGGCATTCTCAATTAATTCATCTATAGCTAAGTCATAGTTAGTTAGAATGAAATCGTCAGTAAACTTTGAATTATCTACAACATTCAAATATTTCTTTATAACAAATATTGCTTTCTTTTGATCTATACTAAGGTCCATACTATCCCTCCTAAAATAAATGAGGGTAGATATCTACCCCTTTAAGTTTTCTTTTATAAATGTAACTAAATCATCCTTATTTAAATTGCTATATCCCTCTAGATTTTTTTCTTTGCATATGGCCTTAAGTTGATCTACAGTCATACTGCTATAATCAACTTCTCCATCATTATTTTCACCCTGTCCGTTATCTTCTAAATTTGGATCAGCTATTATTCCATTCTGTATTTGTTCATCTATACAATTTGACTCGTGTATATTGAATATTTCAGGATTATGAATTTCACAGCCACAATGTTTACACTTCAATATGATCACTCCATTCTTTAATTTTCAATAGGTTAACTTCATATTAACCAAGTACTCTTGAAGCTAGTTCAGGATAGATACTCTTAACACCATAAAGCATATCTATAGAAATAATGTTCTTTTTAGTATCCATGTTGTATCCCATAGTTACTCTTAAGCTTAATCCATTAGGAGCTGTAGCAACATAAGATTGTGCGCCTCCCATTGGTGGTTCCATTGGTCTAGTAGCTAAACATAATGCATTTCTATGGAATGCAAGTGATGCAACATGTGATTTACCAAAGCTTACAGCTTGTGCTGTGAATGTATCTTTAACTGCTGGATATACATTTACAGTTAATACACCCGCTACAGCATTTGGAGTATCTGAAGTAGCAACAAATTGTTGTCCATTTACTGTAAATATATCACCTTTCTTTAATTGAGCAGTAGAACTTCCTGCAGTGCTTGTTAATGTTACAGTTGATTGTCCTGCTGTTCCAGCGCCTTTAACATCAGTTAATGCACTATAGGCACCTGCCATATGAGTTTTAATGTTTTGGTCCATATAATTATCAAATCCCATAATTCTACCCATTGAAGCTTCTCTTAATGCGGCATTAGTTCCCGATGCATCTACTCTAGCTATTGCATCAATTGTAACCAAATTTGCTTGAGCGTATGGATCCCAGACAGCATATCTGTTTTGAGTAGGCACTCTGTTCTTATTTAAAACTAACATCGCATTAGATATATCTTTAAGTGCACTTGGAGTTGTTCCACCTACACCACTGTAATATGGAATATCTGCATATAAACCGCATAAATCTTGGTCAACTTTTTCTGCTATCGCTAAAGTTGCACCATCTAAAATTTGAGTTCCGAAGTTTTCAATATTAAGTGATAATTCTTTTGAAGATACTTCAACTGATACGTCAGCAATCTTGTCTAATTTAACAAGAACATTTGATTCACCAACATCTTGAAGATTAATAGTACCTCCAAACTCATCAGCTATAAATGTTGCTGGTTTTCTTACTTGAATAGTATCTCCTTGTTGCTTAAATTCGCTAGAATAATCTGTATGAACTAATCCTGCCATTACAAAATTAGATTGAAGTCTTAATAATGCTTCCCTCGCTATTTGTTGAGATGTTAAAAAAGTATTTGCCATGATTTAAATTCACTCCTTAATTTTTATTATTTTTCTTGATGTGCCGCAAACCACTCAGCATCACTCATTTTCGATTCATCTACTATTTCTGGACTTTCATTTGGTGGCTTGTACCCAGATTTTAATTTTTCTTCTATTGCTTGAGTTAAACTTTGATTGTAGACCTCATTAAACGTCTCAAAGTTTTTAACTGTTGATTCCTCATCCTCACCTAAGAAATAATCTACAAGGTTTAATGGTATTTTCTTTTCATTTGCTATTTGTATAGCTCTATTTTTAAGATCCTTTCTAGCACTTTCGTTTTTCATATCCTCAAGCTCTTTCTTCAAGTTTTCAAGTGCTAGTTCTTTTTCATCTTTCTTTGGATATCTCTTTAGGATTTCATCATCAATAACCTTTTGCAAATTATTTTTTTGCCAATTTTTGATTCCATCTGTAACTCTTGTATCACCATAAGATTGTAAATATTTCTTACCATCTTCATTACTATCCAAAAAGTTTTTAACGTCATCTATAGTTAAACCCTTCTCAAATAATTTAGCTAATGTACTATTTCCTTTTATAACTTCATCTATATCTGCATCCTCTGCCAAGTCTTTTAATAATTCATTTATTTCATTCTTTTTCATTGTTAAACTCCTTCCCTATTCAGTTTTATCACTAACCCTGTATAGTTAAATCATTATTTATTTCTAGCCTTTTCTCGCCATGCTAAGGGCAAAATAAAAAAGCCTTATTTCTAAGACTTTTTATTTATATTTTATACTTATGTTTTTCTGCCTTTGTAATTTCTTTTTCACTATACAATCCTTTTAATAATTTGGTTTCATATTCCCAATATAGTTGATTATATGCCATATTTAATGTGTCAACATGCATTTTCATAGATTTTGAATTATCCAAAGACCCAACCACTTTTAAATCTTCTAAATATTTAGGTATACATTCTAATTGATCTTGAAACATCTCAATACAACGTGTCAAATCATAAATAATCAATATATTATTACTAAATTGCTCTCTGACTTCGGAAAATTTTTCATTGATACTAGCAATCATTTCTTCGATTTTATTAATTAATTCATCCCAAGTAATTTCGTTTGATTCATATTCAGTGATATTATTGTAGCATTCCAATATGCTCATTCGAATTTCTTTTAGGCACTTCGAAATCTCTTTCCAAATTTCCACTCTAAGCTGTATTTTCATCTTTTTCATATCATTATGGTAATTTACCCATAGTGTTATAACTCCTCCAAATGCAGCGCCTATTAGAGTCGTGAGAATTGGTAGAAAGTAAGTATCAAATATACTTTTTTGTGTAATTCCAAATATTATATTCATTTTTGTTCCCCTTAAGTATATATTTTTTTATATTATACAACAAAATTTGCCAAAGTTAAAACGTTAGAATAGAGCAATAATTTTATTGGATCTTTAAATATAAGCATAATAAAAACACCTACCTGTTAACTTAAGTAAGTGCTTTTATTGTTCTCTTAATTTCTTTCTCTTTTCTAGGTGTCTTAAATATTTTTCAAAGCTTTTTTTAGCTTCTTCTGGCGCTTTATCAGTTAACACAAATTGATGCGTTTCTTCATCAATATTCCACCATTCATCATTATCTTGCCAAATAAATAAATCGCCTGGCGCTCTCATAAATATCACTCCTTTTTTATCATTTTATCAAGTTTTTCCATAAATTTCAATGCAAATTCTCTAGGTTTCTCTGAATCGTAGAATTCTGCAACCACTTCTGATAATATTTCACTTCCATCTTGCTTAGTTGCTGCATATTTAGATAATGTCTTTCTTAATATCTTAAACAGTTCACCATCATTATCTATGTTCAATATTTCTTTTCCAATATCTATAGTATTAATCTTATATGCATCATGAACCATATGCCCTAATTCATGTTTTATAATAGCTCTATATGACGTATTTGGTGTAAACCATCCATCCTTAGATAATTTTGAATACTCATTTTCCAATAACTCTTTATTCCTAAATGCTTTCCCGTTTATATCAAAAATATGACCTCTAGCTTGTGCAAAATCTTCATCTTCCATGTAATAATTAGGTCTTAGTGTAAGCTTACTACTTCCCTCAGATATCTTCGGATATTTATTAGCTATCTCAGACATATCATCAATAGCTTGTTTAACAAGATCAATATCACCATCGAAGTTTTTAAACTCTGATAATGCTATTCCTTTATCCTTTGCATAATTCTTTAAGTCTTTTAACTCTTCTTTTGATATTTTAGTGCCTTTAGCTGGCCATATCGTGCTATTAGTAACACCACTCATGTTATCTTTCTTTTCATCATTAGCAATAGTATTAAATCCCCTACATAAAGGATGTACAACTCCTGGAGCTTTATCTAAATCGAATGGTTTTCCATCTAATGCAGCACATCTAGTACAAGTTTTAGCATCCAGTACCTCATTACGAATGACCTTTTTAACCCCAGTTTCTTTACAGAACTTTCTAAATGCTTCATCTTCGCATCTATTTACTTCTGTTTCAACAAGTCTTCTAACTTCATAAGCATTATTATCATAAGTATCATGAATTAACTTCTTAATTTGATTTACATTAACCTTACCTTTTAAAAAGTCTTGAGTTTGGCTGTGAAGTAATTCTGCTACAGCCTGCTCATTATCCCAAACTCTGCTAGAAAAGTGCTTGCCCTTATAATTATTATCAATAATTGTTTTAACATCTTTATGATTAGCATTATAGCTATAAAATTTATAAGTATTACTAACAGTATTATTCAAAATATCTGCTGTTGTTTTATTTGTAATAGCACCTTGGCTTTTTGCATATCCAGTAATCAAATTTAGAAACTTATTACTTAATTTGTCCTGTTCATCCTTGCTAAGATTCATCACCGTGTTAGCTACTGTATAAGTAAGCATTACATTCGCTATTTCTTTTAACAAGTTATCTCTATTTTGTTGCTGCTCTTTATAGACTTCCTTTAGTTGATCATTTGCATTATCATAAAGACCTTCAATAAAATTAGCTTCATCATCTTTATTATAGTGGTCCATACTATTCACCTGCAGCTTCATCTAAATTAATTTTTGTCTTATTTAATTCAGATTCTTTCTTTATCTTTTCGATTTCATTTTGAGGGTTTTCTATAAATGATAATTGCGCTAAACCAGTTTCAGTAGATAGCTTGTCTCCAAGTTTTTGAATTATATCAGCAGTGCTGGTATCATCTTGCGGAATATTAGGTGTAAACTTAATTTTAATATCTCTATAATCATAAGTTTTGTTTTTGGTTAGATTTAAGTATATAAAGAGAAATTTTAATCTACTTTTAATGCAATCAGCTAAAGCTCTTTGATTTAATTTGCACTTTTCTTCTAAAGAAATCAATCTAGATCTTAAAGCGACTCCCGAAAGATTACTTTGCATTTTCTCATTATGATTGATATGCGACGTTAGCTGGTACATCTTATCTTCTTGAGTAGAAAGAGTATTTTGAATAAAACTATCATTTATATTCTTTATTAACCATTCAGCTCTTCCTTTATCCGAAGGGACCTGTATAATTCCTTTCTCCTTCATTTCATCTACATCTTTATCCTCTATCTGAAATCCAAAAATACTTAAATATGCATTCCTAAAATCACTTATTTCATTTGAAATATCAGATAAATTTGTTTCGTAAGAATCTTGTAACCCTTTAATATCTTTGTAGATTGTGTCATCTTCTTTTTCAATGCTGACCTGTGCTATTGATACAGGCACTTTACCAAATCCATGTAATTCACTTTCACAATCAGTAAAACCATTTTCATAGTGATACACCGAAGAGTCATCATAAACGTCAATATAAACATTCGAATCAAATCTTTTATGATATATGCGCATAAAAAAAAGTATGTTCCCGAAATCATCTACGTGAGCATACCCTTCTCTTGGCGTTATAATTTTAGAGCTAAATTGCGCTTCAGCATCAATATAGTATAATTCATATGAAAATCCATAGGTAAGCATTCTTTTCATAAGATCACTATCATGTTGTTCACTCCAGTGCTCTAAATAGTAATCTATATCATTGACTATATCTGCATTTCCTGATTTAGAAATATAGGTTACATCATTTCCAACTGAATAACTTACTTCTTCCTTAATGAATTTTTTTAGAAAATTTACAGGAGTTTTATTATTACTTCTTTCAGTGACCATTTTATAATTTTTCATTGCATCCGAATCACCTTTATAATAACTATACATATTATCATAAAGTGGTTTTTTAGCTTTATAGTAGCTATAAACTTTTTCAAGTAATTGTATATCTATATTCAAAGTCTCAACTCCTTTCTTAGATTCCTAGCTTTCTTCTACTTATAAATGTTGCTATTGGAATAACTTTTATTTCTTTCAAAGCATTTTCACCCTCTGAAATCATATCTATAAAATCATCATGCGTAGTGTATTTTTGCCCTTGGAATTCAAGTACCTGTTTTACTGCTGCAGAACTATCTTCACAATCAGAATTTATAATTATCTGTCCATTATTTATTGGATCCATAACAGTGCTTATCTTTTCATCCTTGTTTGTTTTCTGCATTTTATTAATAAATTCAAGGCGCCTACTCTTTAATTTAGGTTCTTTATCAATTAATTCTTGTATTTTAAGAACATCAGCACCCATGAATGTATTTTTCTCAATAACAATATGAGTAATATCTTCATGTCTTCTAATAAAATCAACGGCCTTTTCGCAATAGTCATTATATCCAAGTCTTTTCATTAACAAATCACGAACATAAGTAAAGTCATTTGTTGCTTTACTCATCACTCCCATAGCAGTATAGTCATTTTTCTTACTTGTGCTTGCTGCTGGATCTATAACTAAAGCTGTTTTGATAAATTTGTGGTTTTCTATCTCCTCACTAGTTCTAGTAGCAACAGATTTAAACCACTTTTCGCCTATAGCACTTGCATCATTCATAAGCTCTGACATGAAAGCCGCTCGATTTTCCCAGTACTTAACCGCTAAATCATTAAAGCAATCCCATTTTTCAGGCCACCAGGTTTCGAATTGCATTTCTTCCTTATGGTCCTCATAGAATTGCTTTGCTTTTTCTTTTCTTTCCTCTTTGTTTAGTTTTTCATCAAAATATATATCATGGCATTGCAACCATAAACCAGGTTTAAATTCATTTTCGATTGTTTCTCCATATTCAAAGATATCTTCAACAGTTTCATCATCTTTAAGGATGATTGCACGTCTTAAAATACTATAATAATCACCATTACGGCTCAATCTACTCATAAGACAATCAATATGTAAGACTGTACCAATAGCAATAATCTTTGTAGCGGATTTTATTTTCTTGCCATTTCTATATACTGCCTTATCTCCAACTTCTTCAACTTCCTTGGTCCATTTAGAGTATTGTTTTTCTCTTGCTGCATCTGTTAAAATATTCTTTTCATCTTGGAAGTCATCACCTATAAATACAGTAGGTCTAATTCCTCCCCAATTCGCACCTCTGACAGATGTTCCAGAACCAACGGTTCTTATATATGTCCTATTGGTGAACTCAACTTCATTAGCATTAACTGTATATCTTTCACCATTTACCTTTGCAGCCTTTATGTCAATTAATTTACCAAAACATTTAATTATCTTTTGGTTTTCATTGAATACTTTCTTAATGGAATCCAAAAATTGAGTTGCATCTGTATCAGTTTTGGCACCTAGTAAAGTAAATAAAGATTTTTTATAACAATGCAGATACACACTAACAGCCATATCAAATATTGTTGTCTTTGCAAATCCTCTAGGCTCAATTATTGCTGCTTTATCTCTTTTGTCCTTCACAAATATATCATTGGCAACGTCCCATAATTCATAATGACCTTTAGAAAGCTGCCTAGCCACATTCGGCTTATGATCTTCTGGGTACGAATTGTCTTCATTTAATCCTTTAGGGACAAATATATCACTCATGAAATATAAGCAGAAAAATTCAATATCTTTTTCACCTAGTGCCTTTGCAAGTCTATCTAAATCCCTGCTATTAGTTTTTAAAAGCTTATCCGCAGTGCCTGAATCATAATGTTTAGTGAGGTATTTATTTAACAGATATACCTCATATTTAAGTTCTGTATGAAATTTTAAGTTGTCAAAGTATATCATGCCATCACCTCAATTAAATCGTTTTTTCTTTTAAAATATAAGTCACACCAGTTTCGATATCCTTACCAGCAACTATTAAAATATTTTCATTTTTGATAGTTTTTATTATCAATACTTTTCCATCTAAATCTCCATAATCATATGTTTTAAAATCTTTAGGTTTAAATGCATCTCCCATTTTTCATTCCTCCTTTTGAGTAAAATAAAAGAACCCTATTTCTGGAGTTCTAAAAAATTTTATTCTTCTAATTCGATTATTGAATTTGGCATTTCATATATTAGTTTTAACAACATTCCTGTAAAATTTAATATCAATTTTGCTTCTTTCTCATTCATAATAGCAATTTCATGAGTTGCTTCATTCCCCTTAGTTCTTATCGAATCGACCCATTTCTTACAAGTTGGGGGAATTAAAAGTTTTTCTTCTAGATAATTAACATATTCTATAAACCTTAATCCCTCTTTTGCTCCATTGGCAACTGCTATATTCATCAATAATTTTCTGCAACATAATACTGCAGCCGTATATCCCTGATACATCATACAATTTCTAGCTTCTTCATACAATGACTCAACTTCCTGGTCATTAATATGTTTTATCTTATCTCCATAAGCTACTCCAGGATACTGATTGCCTTCTGGATCAAAATATGTAGGTTTACCGCATTCTGGACATATGTAAATTACATTCTCACAACAAACATTCTGATATCCAAATGCCGACGCCGTGTTAGAATTGCAATAATGGCACTTATATGACTTACTTTTATCAATTAAATATACATCTTGCCAACCTTCATATTGCATTTTTTCTCTAAATCCATTCATAAATTTCACTCCCTTCGTATAATTAATTGTACGAAAAAAGTTTAAATCCTTCTAAAAATTACAATTTACACAAATATTCTTCTTTTAATTTAGCTTTGGTAACTTTTATTTCTTTTAGTAAAACTTCCATTTTATCATTATTTTTTAATGTTAATTGCTCAATAGCTTCTAAATTATCTTTATTTACTGATTCCATTAATTGCTTTTGATAAGTTCCTAACTTAGCATATTCAAATTGTTTTTCTCTGGTCTGCTTATCAGTAACATCAATTAAAAACTTCTCATGGCACTCTGAGCATCTAAAAAACCGAATCCGTATTTCTCCTAAGAATTTATATTCTATGGGTATCTTATTCAAGTTCAATTTAGCCTTACATTTATCACATTCAACTCTATTACTCATTCAATCAACCTCTTTCAGTTTGAAAATTATAGAGAAATTTTATGGAGCTTGTCGACCGTATTTTTTGATTTTTCATTTTAGAAAGCACCCCTATCCATAGATTTATGCTATAATATCAACATAATCATGCTATGAATATTGGGAAATAATAATTAATTTTTATTCAATAAAACATGTATACTTTCTATTTTATGCACTGATTATTCACTAATTTTATACATTTCTTTATTCATAAAATGCGAAATCTATTCTATGTTAGTAGGCAAGCCATTCTTTAAAATTCCAGTTTATGCAATTATTTCGCTAAATAAATCCTTTGCGAAATAACTTTGAATATTTCAGCCTTTATGAATTATTTAGCTTGGGAAATATCTATCACATTGTTATCACTTTTAATCTCACTAACTAACTGATCTATATCAATCTCGATGTTATTATCTTTATCATTGCTTACGTCCTGTATCTTATTAGTAGGAGTACCACAAAGTCTATTGATTGCGTATATGATAGCATCTAGTGAGGTCTTATCACTGCTGCTCTTAAGTGCAATCTTAATAAGCTTATCCGTTAGTGGGACAACCTGCGTTAATAATCTACCATCAACCTCAGATTTTAAACCCTGTCTGCATTTGTCAAGCTCGGCCTTAAACAACTCATCTTTATTCTTCCATGTCGACACTGTTTGTCTACTTACTCCAATAGTTGTTGCAACATCATTAATGCTCTCACCTTCAACCAATAATTCAATTGCTCTTAGCTGCTTATCATTTAATTCTTTAGTAGCCATATTATCATAATCACCCCTTTTTACATCTTTACATCAAATTATATATAAGCCTTACATAATATTACCCGTTTTATACATCTATTGTCTCCACTGTTAAGTTCTATTCAAGCTCTTGAGTAAACTATTTCACCTTCAAGCAAAACCTCTCTATGCGCCTAATAAGTACATTGAAACAGATATTATTATTCACTCATTAAAGGGGTACGGTCACTAGGATATATATATTAATATATATGTACTACTCATCGTACCCCCTAATTAAATTCTTCGTGTCAATATAAAGTTTGTTATCTTTGTTAACTTTATATTTCTTAACCTTGTAACAATACTTATTTTCTATAGTTCTTATTATTACGTCCAGTTCCCCTTTGGCTAATTGCAATTCAGCAAGGGTTATTTCACTCCGTGTATATTTATCTTGGAGTTTCTTAAATGCGTTCACATACGCTTTATTCTTCCAAAATGATTTGTATTCTTCAATCGTTACTTGAGCCAATTCTCCCAGCGCTTTATCCAATTTAAAGTAATAATAACCATCCTTTGAAATTATCTTTTTATCCTGGAGCGTATTATCCCACTTAATAACAGTGTTTTTATTTATCTTTACCTTGCTGGCTATATCGTCTATTGTGTCGGGTTCCTCAGCAGTTCTTATGTTGAAATAATTAATAAAGCAATCAGTTTTGCTAATATTATAGAGTTTATTAATTATCTGCTTATCTTTGCTTATCCCCAACTCGTATATTGTCTTTTTATTCTCAATGGATTTATCCAGTAATATATAACCTCTTTCCAACAGCCTTTTTTCCAATGTCTTGCGCCTTTCAATTTGCTTTAGGGCATTAAGATTAACTTCTAAAATGTTTTTAAGTTCATTCCTTGAGACTTTCATGTTCTTCTATCACTATTTTTAAAACATTCTTCTATATCTTTCTTACTATATGGATAATAATATAAGGTCATACGTTCACAACCTTTACTATTACACTCTTTACATAGACTAGGAGACTTACTACACTCCACTTGTCCTTGCCTATTGAATTTTAAATTTAGGATTAGTTTCTTTTTCATG